TTGAGTGGTGGAAATGTCAAGACAATTACAACCAATTACACGGCAACTAAAGATGACTATTTGTTTCTATTGGACACAACCGCTGGACAAATCACTTTGACTTTGCCCGATCCATCAGGATTGAGTGGGAAATACTTTGCAGTCAAAAAGATTACTGCTGGACAACAGGTGACAATTGACACGGTTGGAACTGCAAAGATAGATGGAGGAGATACACACACAATGACAAACCAATGGGCAGCACACGAGATTGTGACTGACGGAGTTAATTACTTTTTAATGGGGGAAAAATAATATGGCACTAACGGCAGCGATAGACCTGACGGTCAAAAAGCCTGACTTCAAATCAATGAAGGCAGAGATTAAAGAATTAACTATCCAAGCACAACAAGCGGTGATGGAGTTCGGTGAGTTTTCACCTGAAGCTATCAAGGCAGAACAAGCACTCGCAGAAGCTCGTGACCGAATGGATGACTTCAATGACCGAGTTGCAGCAGTAAACCCCGACAAGTTTGCTCAAATCAACACGGTTGTTCAAGGCGTTGCTCGTGGATTTCAAGCAGCACAAGGAGCAATGGCTCTCTTTGGCAATGAGAGTGAGGACTTGCAGAAGACAATGGTCAAGTTACAAGGTGCAATGGCTTTGGCTGAAGGACTAGAAGGACTCGGAAAGATTCAACAACAATTTGGAGCGATAGCAAAGAACATCAAAACTAATGTTGTTTCTGCATTCAAGAATTTGGGTGCTATGACTTCACTCGCTTTCGGTGGTCTTCTTGTTATTTTACCAATTATTATTGCAAATTTTGACAAGATAAAAAATGCAATTTTAGGATTGATTCCCGGACTCAAGACAATCGCCAATTTCATTGGTAACCTTGTTCAACAATTCACCGATTTTGTTGGAATTACTTCAGCAGCGGAGAGAGCATTGGACAAACTCAACAAGACAACGGAGAAAAACAATCAACAACTTGACCGAGAAATTGCATTACTTCAAGCAAGAGGGGATCAAGTTGGTGTGTTTAACAAGCAACGTCAAAAGTTAGAGAATGACCTTGCACAAGCACGGGCAAACTACGGAAAGAATACGGAGAAAGAGTGGGGCAAGATTATTCTTGATACCAAGAACGCTTTGGAAATTCTCAAAATTGAAGAAGATAAATTCAATAAGGAACAGGCAAAAGCAAGAAAAGATGCACAACAAAAGCGATTAGATGATGAACGCAAACATATGCAAGAGGTTATTGATGCAGCATATGAAATCCGTAAAAAAGGTTTAACGCAACAAGAGGCACAAATAAAATTAAGCGTTGATACTTCTATCAAACTACAAGAGGGGCTATACCGAAAACAATACACCGATTCCGAAAAGTTAAGACTATTTGTACAAGCAAATCAGGAGGAATTAATCAAATCAACAATCGGATATTTTAATACGATTTCCGAGTTGGCTGATGCCTTTGCTGGAAGAGATGAAGAATCGCAACGGAGAGCATTTGAAATTGGAAAGGCGATGAGATATGCTTCAACTATATTGTCAACAATTGAAGGAACACAAAACGCTTTCACAACTGCACAAGATTCACCAATCACCGCAGCATTCCCGGCATATCCATTTGTTCAGGCAACCGCAGCAGCGTTGTTCGGTGTGGCACAATTAGCAAAAATTAAAAAGACACAATTTCAAACTACATCTGCACCATCTCCATCACAAATGAGTGGAGGCGGATTCCCACAAATGTCTGCACCTTCCGTGAGTTCAACATTGCCACAAGTGAGCGGATTTGAGCAAAGAGTGTTTGTAACTGAAGGAGACATATCACGCACACAAGCAAGAGTCGGAAACACCAAAAGAGTGTCCGTTGTAAAATAACGCTATTTTAAGACAATGAAACTACCAGTTTACAAGTTAACCATTAACGAATTTGATGAAGAGACAGGCATTGATTTTGTCTCTTTAGTTGAATCTCCAGCAATACAAAAGGACTTCCTCGCTTTTTCGGAAGAGGAGGAGTTCTTGAATGACTACCCACAAGCAGCGACCGAGAACGCAATCCGTGGGATGAAACTCAATGAGGACGTCAACAACAAGTGTGCTACATTGGTGGGAAAAGCAAGAGCAAACCAACTTGCTAACAAAGAGAACCTATCAATGGAGACCATCAAACGGACTTACTCTTTCTTAAGCAGAGCAAAAGAATACTACAACCCAACCGAACCCGAAGCGTGTGGAACTATCTCATACCTGTTATGGGGTGGAGAAGAGATGCTCCGTTGGTGTGAGAAGGTATTGAAAGTTGAAGGTCAAAAGTTTGCCATTCAGGATGAAGAGAAGAGAATCGTTACAGGAGCAGCGATGATTGCCGACCTTCCAATCTACCGCAGAGATGACATCCGTGGTGAGTACTATGTGGTTTTTGACAAAGAGAGCATCTTCAAAATTGCCAAGAAATGGGCAAGGTCAAACAAATACGATGCAGTCAACGCACATCACAAGACACCAATAATGGATGGAGTAAGTTTGTTTGAGTCATACATCATTGACCGTGAAAGAGGCGTGATGCCACCGAAAGGATTTGAGGAGGTTGCCGATGGATCGTGGTTCGTATCTTACCTGATAGACAATGATGAAGTTTGGTCACGAGTAAAAGAGGGGGAGTTCAAAGGATTCTCCGTTGAGGGAGTTTTTGACTTTCCTGAAGACAAAGATGAGCAAATGCTTGAGGCTTTGCGTGACATCATCAGCCGTTGGAATGGCAAATAAAATTGCAACACTTGAAACCCTAATCTAATTTAATACGATGAACGCAAAAGAAACACTAAAGGAAATCCGCACAATGTTGGGATTCTCCGATGAAACTGAAGAGGTCAAAGTTGAGATGGCAACTGCCACCTTGACTGATGGCACAATCATTGAATGGGAAGGCGAATTGGCGGTAGGTACTGCCGTTTTCGTTCAAACCGCTGAAGGCAACATCCCTGCCCCTGATGCAACTCACGAAGTTGAAGGTGGAATGTTGGTGACAACTGTTGGAGGTTTTGTAACTGAAATCGTTGAACCCGAAGTTGAAATTGAAATTGAAGCAGAAGAGTTTGCAACCGTTTCTCATTTTAACGATGTAGTAAGTCAGTTGGAATCTGCAATCGCTGAATTGAGCGAGAAAGTTTCTGCCTTGACTGAAATCAACTCCAAGCACAAAGAAGCTATGAGCAAAGCAATTGACTTGATTGAGAAAGTTGCTGACTTGCCAGCTGAAGAACCCACAAAAACTCCTGTGTCTACAAAGAAGAACGATCGCTTTGAGGCATTAAAAAGAATCAAACAATCTATAAATAAATAAAACTATGGCATTTAACGTAAGTTCACTCGCTAACTACACCAACGAGCAATCAACTGACTTGTTGGTGAAAGCCCTTTTCGGTAACAAAACCGCTGGTTTGTTGCAGTCGTCTAACCAAGTTCAAGTGGGCATCAAGTCTGCTGCTGCTTTGAACATCCTTGCTTCAACTGTTTTCTTCCAAGCAGACGGTTGTGGTTACAACCCATCAGGTACAACTGCCTTCACTCAACGTAACATCACCGTTGGTGCAGTAAAAGTTGAAGAGACCTTGTGTCCAAAGACTTTGGAAGCAAAGTGGATGCAAACTCAAATTATGCCCGGCTCACCCACAATGGTTCCCTTTGAAGAGCAAATCGGTGCTGAAAAAGCTGCCGTAATTGCACAAACTTTGGAGACTGCTTTGTGGCAAGGTGACACCGCTTCAGGTAACCCTAACTTGAACCGCTTTGATGGTTTCGTGAAAATCATTGCTGCTGCTTCACCTGTATTGGGTAATGCTGCTCCAACCACTTTCACTTCAATCACCAACACCAACGTTGATGACATCATTGACCAAATCTACGCCAACATTCCAGCTGCAGTTGCACAAAAGGATGACTTGGTTTGTTTCTGCGGAATTGATACTTTCAAGTTGATGTTGATTAACTTGAAGAACGCCAACTTGTTCCACTATGCCGTTGATGCCGCTCAAACTTTGGAGATGGTTTACCCCGGAACTAATATGAAGTTGATTGCCGTTGGTGGTTTGAATGGAACTAACAAATTGGTTGCTGGTTCATTGTCAAACTTCTTTATGGGAACTGACTTGATTGATGAGAGCGAAGAAGTGAAAATGTGGTACTCACAGGACAACGATGAGGTTCGTGTTCGTTTCACTTTCAAGGCTGGTGTTCAGGTTGCCTTCCCCGGAGAAATCGTATACTTCACCCTTTAATCTTTTAACTGATGGCTTGTTTACTCACTCAAGGATTCACTCTTGACTGCAAGGATGCGGTTGGGGGTATTAAGAGCATCCACCTGATTAGTTGGACTGCTTCAAAATTTACTGCTGCGAGTGGTGAGGTAACTGCCACAACCGTTGCAAGTGGAAGTGTATTCACATACGAGTTGCCAAAAGCAACTGGATCAATGACCGCCACTACCAACGTATCAGTTGAGAACGGAACAACATTCACTCAAACTGATGTTGCTTTCAAACTTCGCAGATTGTCAACCACCAAAAGAAACGAAATGAAGCTCCTCGCTCAAGGTCGTTGCTATTGCATCGTTAAAAATAATAACGATGAATACTTCTTGGTTGGTAACGAGTACGGGTGTGATGTGACTGCTATGGTTGCAAACACCGGAACTGCGATGGGTGACTCCAACGGTTATGAAGTTACTTTGTCTGCTATTGAGGCAGAAGCACCCTACAAATTGCAAAGTTCAGTTGTTACCGCTTTGGGTATCTAATTGATTCTTGTTTTCATAGGCAAAGGGGGAGGGCAGTTGCTCTCCCTTTTTTGTTACATAAAAAGTTCATCGCTATTTTGATAAGATGTTGGTGATTAACAAAGGACAAACAAAGTATTGGTATCTTACCTTGACGGAGAAAGCATCTGCTGCATCCTATGTATTTACTTTCACCCATCGCCAAACCGAGACCGTAGTCACAAGAACATTGACTGATGTATCAGCTCACACGGAGCGTTACAATCAATTTCAGTTCATTGAAGGCACAACTGCAACCTTACTGGAAGGAGAACACGAATACAGTGTCTCTACAAGCGGAGGAGTGTTGTGTGAGACAGGTCTTCTAAAAGTTCAAAAGTCATTCACCGAGAATGAATATACTCCAAGTTTAACTGAAAAAATATACACAATATGAGTACATCTACCGACATCATCGCTGGAGGTGGGGCGTTTAAGCGTCACGCATCAGGAACTGTAACAGGCGTAAGCTATAACGCAGTAATCCCACAAGAAGACACCGTGTTCACATCTTTCTCCGTTAATGGAGTAAACGTGTTGAGCGATCGTGGTATGAGTGGCGTTACGTTCAAACAGGGCGCATATCTACCCGCAGGAAACGGACTTAAAATTACGGGCTTTGTAATTTCATCGGGTTCAGTAATCGGCTATTGATGAGAATGGGCATAGGTTTGGGCGTTGGAATCAATCGTTCCAATTATGCCCAAGGGATATTCAACGCTTACTCCGCACGAGTTGTGGCGGATGGAGGCGTAGTTGAGTCGGGTAGTTGCGTTGATGCGGTAAGTAGTTTGTTGCAATCAGCATCTTTGTTGCTCATCCCATCGGGTTACAAAGGCGGAAAGTTATACGCTGAAATCCCAACCAACGGAAACGGGGATTTAACTTGGACTCGTGGGGGAGATGCGTTTAGAACAAATGCGAGTGGGGTGTTGCAGAGAGTGCCGTGGAATTTGTTGCAACAAAGTGAGAATTTTCCAAATGCAGTATGGGGCAAATCTACATTGACATTTAATTCAACCGTCATCGCACCAAACGGAACAAGCACCGCACAAAACTATTCAACTGCGGGTGCTTTTTCATATGCACTTCAAATAGTTTCAGTTGTATCGGGACAATACTACACATCAAGTTGTTATTTGAAATATACAAGCGGTGTTGGTAGTATAGCAATAAGATACACCGATGGTGTAAGTGTAAACTTTATTTCAGTTACTGCAAATTTGATTAACGGAACAATTGGTTCGGTTAGTTATGGTGGTAATGGTGCAAACGGAACGGCAACAATCACAAGCGTTGGCGATGGATGGTATAGGGTAACCGTTTCGGGAACTTTGATAATTGGCAATGCGGGATTCATCGTTTCAAATTTAGCATTGGGTGCAACAACATTCAGTATTTGGGGCGCACAACTTGTAGAAGGCACAACCGCCCAAACATACCTACCAACAACCGACCGATTAAACTT